ATTACTGCAAAAGATACTAATACAATTACTATCAATGTTGGTACATCTGCTACTGTTGGTCATAGTGTTGATAACGCTACGTATACTCCTGAAACTGGTGAAATGGTACTTACGATCCCTAATCATGGATTGAAGGGTTCTGAGGACTATACAGTGACTCATGCATTGTATAATGCTGGTACTGGTGGTATGACATTAACATTATCAGGCATTACAACATTAAATGCACTCCAGACTGGTGACAGAGTTAGATTTAATGATAATTCTATAAGCTTTACATGTGCAATGGATGGTAATTCAACTACCCATTCTTATCCAAGAGCAACTGATCCTAGCAGCAATAAGTGGTTACCTGTTGTTGGTGTAGTAACAAGTAATATTGAGGTTATGGTTGGTGCGTCTGGCACTGTTTACTATACACCTGTTGGTGCTGAATATAATTCAACCACTGGATATATGACTCTTGCAATTGGAGAGCATGATCTTATAGGACCAAGTAATTACACAGTAACTAATGCCATATATGATCCAATGGCAGGTATAATGACATGTACCGTTCCTTCTCATGGATTCTCTAACGGTGATAGAGTTAAGTTTGAAGATGGATCAATATCATTCAGTTGTAACTTTGGTAGTGGTGGTACTAAGTCTTATCCTCGTTCTGTAGGTACTGGTTCAACTATTACTGACCCAATTAGTGGTAAATTTATTGTTATCTCTGGTGTTACTGATGATACCTTCAATGTTGGAGTTGGAACTGCTACTTTAGGTATAAACAATCCTCATACCTTCGTCTCTGCCTATACAAATGGTCTACAGAAGGCAGGAGAACCAGTATTGATTGCGCCTAATAGTATTAACTTCCAGTGCTCTCAGGACAACTACGCAACTACTCACCAATATCCTCGTGCAGGAACTGATCCTATTGCTGGAGTTGGTACACCTATTACTGGTATAGGCAACACGACAATTACACTCTTTGTTGGTATTGGAACTGATTCTGATCATAGATTTGTTGCTGGACTTAGCAGTGCAACTAATGCAGTTAGAACAGGTGGTAATTATACACATGCATTTGTCTCTGCAGATTCAAATGGTCTTAAGAAGGCAGGGGAATCTATTAGATTAAGTGATAATGGACTTACATTTAAGTGTGAAATGGATGACTATTCAAGTGAGCACAGTTATCCTCGTGCTACTAAGAATGTACATAAGTTTATAAGAGCACTTGATGATTCTATTGTTCCTAACACTGGCAATGCTCTTAAACCTACAGGAGCATCTTATAATGGTGTTGATGGAAATCTTGTATTAGACTTTAATTACAATTATGGTCATAAATTTGTAGCAGGATCTAGTAATTTAGATGATGCTGTTACAGTTGGTGTTTGGACTGGTGGAGATAAGTTAACTCCTAGAGATGCTCAATATAATCCAGTTAGTGGAGATTTAGTATTAAACTTCAATAACAATTATGCACATACATTTGATGCGGCATCAAGTACTTTAACTAATGCTGTTACAGTTGGTGTTTGGACAGGTGGTACTAAACTAAGTCCTAACTTTGCAACATACGAACCTTCTACTGGTGAATTAGAATTAACATTCGTCGCAGATCACAACCTTACAACATCAAATACCCTTGGTATTGCTACAAACTCACTAGCATTTAAGTGTGCTAGAGATGACTATGCTTCAAGTAAGACCTATCCACGTACAACAGATCCAATACACAACTTATCAACAGTTGCTATTGCATCAACAACTACAAAAACATTAAAAGTTCTTGTTGGTATCTCTACTGGATCTCTAGCATTTACATGTTCTAGAGATAATTATGGTAGTGTTCAATCTTATCCTCGTGCAAAAGATCCTATTCATGGATTAAGTAATGTAGCAATTGCAGCAACAACTTTAGATACCATTACAGTTAATGTTGGAACTTCTTATCATAAATTGGTTGCAGGTTCTAATACAGTTGGTATTATCACCGAATCAATGACATTTACTTGTGATTTGGATGATCATCGTACCGAACATTCTTATCCACGTACATCTGATCCTGCAAATAATGCAACTATAGGTATTGCAGGAACGACTCCAACTAGTATTACAATTAATGTTGGTAAGTCTGGTATTAGTACTTCTGATCCTTATCACAATAACGCTGTATCGGTTGGATCAACAACTGCTAATACAATTAGTGTTAATATTGGTAAAGCACCTTCTGAGCGCAGATTCAAGGTTATTGACGCTGATTATAATGGACTTACTGGATGGATGACTTTAACTGTAGGACAGCATAATTTACATACAGGAGAAAGAGTTAGACTTGCAAATGAATCTTTACTCTTTACTTGTTCTAGTGATGATTATGGTTCTATAAACGCATATCCAAGAACAACTGATCCAATTTATGGTGGTGTTGGTATTGCTTCTACAACTCCAACAACAATTAAGATGAATGTTGGTATGGCTCCTGTTGGTAAGAGATATGTTCATGAGTTTGTTGGAGTTGGATCTTATAGAGAATTCCAATTAACTGTTGATGAAACTTACGCATCCAAATTCTCTGGATGGAATGTTGGTGATTTCTTAGTTCTTGATGAAATTACTTCTTACTTTAATGGAACTAGAAGACTATTCCCATTATCAGTTAATGGTGACAGAATATCATTCTTTGCAAGAGCAAATGCTGGTATTAATCTACAATCTAACCTATTGGTATTTGTTAATGATATATTACAGACCCCTGGAGAAGGTTATACCTTTACTGGAGGTAGTACTCTTAGATTCTCAGAAGCACCTAAGGGTGGTGTAACTGGATTTACTACACTTGGTGATAAGTGTAAACTATTAATGTACACTGGCACACAGACCATTGATGTTAGAGAAGTTGATGTTTTACCTACACTTAAAGTTGGTGATGATGTTCAACTTTATAGTGATGTTGATGTTACATTTAATCAAGATGAACGTCTTGTTATGGATGTTAAGTCAGCAGATACTATTACAACCAATAACTATGCAGGACAAGGTGTTACAGCAGATGAACTATTAGCAAGACCAATTTCTTGGTCTAAGCAAGATGTTGATAAGATTATTGATACTAATGAGGTTGGTAAAGATAGAGTTTATTATGAACCAGTAATTAACCCACAAACAAATATTCTTGAGACTGTTGGTGTTAATTCTAGTTCTGTATTTGTATACTCTTTGAGATCTATATTTGATGATCCTAAGGAAGCAATGTTAGTTGCAGATAAGGAGAAGATGCAACTTATTACTCAAGAAGAATTGGTATATGCAACTGCAACTTCTACAATAGACATTAATACTGGTTCTGTTAATTCTATCAGTGTTACAAATCCTGGTTTTGGATATACTGCTGCTCCATTAGTTACAGTTCAAAAACCATTCGATGTTGTTGGAGTTGCAACTGCTGCTATTGCTACTGCAACTATTGGTGCAGGTGGAACTGTTACTGGAGTTTCTATTGGTATGGGTGGAACTGGTTACATATATGGACCATTAACATCTCTCACTGTTGCTCAAAATGGTATTGGATTCCCATTCTTAGATAGTGGAACTAATGTAATGTTGGGTGCTAAATTAAATACTGTAACTGGATCTGGTAGAGGTGCTACATGTAATCTTGATATTAGTACTTTAAACTATGAAGTATCTTCTGTAGCAGTTGTTGAAGGTGGTACTGGTTATCAACCAGGTGACCAATTATCCGTTGACATATATGATAATGTTGGATTAGGTACTACCAATAGAAGATGGGCACTTACAACTCCAATTAAATTTAATGTTGGTGCTATTAGTGGACCAGAAGTGATGATTGCTCCTCCATCAAGGAAACTTGAGGAAGTACCAAAAACAACTATTGAAGGTGATTATGGAATAATTGTTGGTATTGGTACAACTACTATTGTTGGTGTTGCATCCACTGGAATAACATTTGACTTCTATATACCTCAGGATTCTAAATTAAAGTCTGGATTCTCTTTAGTACAAAGTGGAATTCAAACTGGATATCTATTCAATGTTACAGGAACAGGTGTCAATGGTCCTGTTACAAGTCTAAAAGCAGATAATTCTGTTCTTGGAATTGGCACTACTTGTATGGATGCAACTTTTGAAGTTGCTCACTACTCTCATAATACTAGGTTCATTCCACCTGAAATAAGTGGAACTTCTGTTGGTATTGCAACTACGGTTACAACTGTTGTTGCTAAGATTGCTAACTTTACAAATGTAGTTGGATATGGTACAACTGCAAGTTATGGTGATTATACTTGGGGTAAAGTTAATCTAACTATCAGATTAGGAACAAAACAAACATTTGAAGCAGTTCATGGAACCAGTCAGTCTGGTATTGGATCTAACCCAGTTCTCCGAAGAAAAAATCCACTTCGGTATAAGGGTTATATTATTTCATAATAAATAAAACATAGCAAATCTTAAATTCTAAAAAATGGCTGCGATTATAACTGATCAGTTGAGAATTAAGAATGCGAGAACGTTTATAGATAAGATTCGTTCCTCGACAGATTCTTACTATACCTTCATAGGTCTCCCAAATGCTGTAGAAAGCAAGTCTGACTGGGACAGTAGTCCTCCTGCTCCTAGGGACTGTTTTGATGACGAGAACTTCTATTGGGACACTATGATCGCAATGAAGAAGATCTCTGCTGATGACATTAGACCTGTTGTTAGGAAGTTGTCTTGGGCATCAGCAACAATTTATGACATGTATAGACATGACATAAACAGAAATAATCTATCAGATTCTTCAAATAAGACTAGTTTATATTCTTCTAACTTTTATGTTGTAAATAGTGAGTTTAGAGTTTATATTTGCTTACATAACGGTATTGACCCAGAGAACCCAAATGGCAAACCTTCGCTTGATGAACCTAAATTTACAGATTTGGAACCAAGAGTGGCTGGGACCAGTGGTGATGGTTATGTGTGGAAGTATCTTTATACTATCAGTCCTTCAGACATCATCAAGTTTGATAGTCTTAATTTTGTTCCTCTACCTGTAGATTGGGAGACAAATAGTGATTATACACCTATTAGGAATAACGCTAAAACAAGTGGTCAAATAAAGGTTGCTACTATCGCTAATAGAGGATACCTTGTTGGTCCTGCTAACACGACATATACAAGGGTTCCAATTAAAGGTGATGGAACTGGTGCAGAATGTACTATTGTTATTAATAACGACTCTAAAGTAGAATCAATTACTATCTCAAATGGTGGTAGTGGTTATACTTATGGATCAGTTGATTTAGTTGCAGGTAATGTTCCTGTTGGTAACACTACACCAATTTTTAACATTATTGTTCCTCCATCAGGAGGTCATGGATTTGACATTTATAGAGAATTAGGTGCATCTAATGTTCTAATATTCTCAAGAATTGAGAACGATGATTCAAACCCCGATTTTGTTACAGGAACAAAGGTTGCTAGGATTGGAATTGTTGAAAATCCAAAAGCATTTGAATCTACTTCTACTATTACAGATGATAGAGCTAGTGCTATTAATGGAGTAATTTTAAAAGGATTATCTCCAAATGATGATGATTATAAGACTACTTCATTTGAATCAAATTCATATGTTACTCAACAGGTAGGAACAGGTCAAACTGCTGTTGGAAGAGTCGTATCTTACGATAAAACTACTGGTGTTCTTAGGTATTGGCAGGATAGATCTTTAGTCGGATTTAATACTGATGGTACTCAAAAGACATCTCCTACATATGGGTATGGATTAAATAGTTTTACTGGAACTACCGCTTCTGGTGGTACTTTGAAAATTGTAGGTGGTACGAAAGACTTATATATAGACAACGGATTCGGATCAATCAGTAATCCTGGTATAAGTACCGTCATAAATAATAAAACATATTATCTGGGTCAGACATTTATTAAAGGTGTGGCGAATCCAGAAATTGAAAAGTACAGTGGTACTATACTTTACGTTGATAATAGACCTTCTATTACTAGGTCTGCTAACCAGCGAGAAGACATTAAAGTCATTTTGCAATTCTAAGGGAATCATTTAAAAGATATGGCACAAGAAACTAATCTCAACGTATCGCCTTATTTTGACGATTTTGATGCGAATAAGGATTTCCATAAGGTATTATTCAAGCCAGGATTGCCAATTCAGGCTAGAGAATTAACAACATTACAATCGATCCTCCAAAATCAGGTAGAGCAAGTAGGAACTCATCTGTTTAAGGAAGGATCTTGTGTTATTCCTGGGCAAATAAATTTTAATAATAACTTATTTGCTGTTGAAGTTGAAGCAAGCTTTTTAGGTACAGATATAACAGGTTATACTGAAGATATACTAGATGAGATAGTTGTTGGATCTAATTCCAATGTAAAGGCAAAGATTGTAGATTATATGGAGGAAGAATTTTCTCCAAGGGGATATGTTACTCTATTTGTAAGTTATCTTAGTTCTGGTGTTAATGATAAAGATGTTTTTGATGATGATGAGACTTTACTACTTAAGGAAAATGTAGTATCTGAAGTTGCACAATTAACTCTACAGGCAGGTCAAGGTTGTGCTAAAACCGCTCCGACCAAGGCTACATCAGTTGGATCTGCAGTATTTTTATCAGCAGGTGTATATTTTATAAGGGGACAGTTTATAAGAGTTAATGATGAGATGTTGGTTCTTGATCCTCATGATGAGAATCCAACATATAGAGTTGGTTTAGAAATAACTGAGGAGATAGTTACATCTAGTAAAGACTCGTCTTTGACTGATAATGCTAAAGGATTTAATAACTTTGCTGCTCCTGGTGCAGATAGATTAAAAATTAGTGTAAAGTTAGGTAAGAGGTCTATAGAATCTGAAAAGAATGAGAACTTTGTTGAGTTGATGGTTATCAATGGAGGTTCAATATCTCATATTGATGATAAGATTAAGTATAATGAACTTGGAAATGAGTTAGCAAGAAGAACATATAGTCATGCTGGTGATTTCTATGTAAAACCATTCACAATCTCTGCAAAAGAATCATTAAATGATAATAAGGGAAATAATGGTGTATTTGGTATAAATCAATTAACTTATGGTAATAACACACCAAGTTCGGATTTAGGTACATATAAAATATCTCCAGGTAAAGCATTTATTAAGGGATTTGAAGTTCCTGTAAGAAATGTTGTATATTTGGACTTTGAGAAGACAAGAGTAAAGAAGGTATTAAAAAATCAAGCAGTAAATTACTATACAGGACCAACTTTAACTCTTAATAGAGCATATGGTTGTCCTAGAATAGGATTTACAACAACTTCTAGTATTAGTCTTAGAGATGAGAGAATTGGTGCTGTTGCTCATGTTGCAGCAGGTAAAGAGATTGGTGTTGCAAGAGTATATGATTATGCATTAGAGTCTGGATCATATTCAGCAGCACTTCCTGCAACTAATGAATTTGATGCCACACTTTACGATATTCAACCATATACAGAATTAACGGTAAACCAAGCAATAACTTTAACTGTACCTACTTACATTAAAGGTAAATCTAGTGGTGCAACAGCACACTTGAGATTTGGAACTACTACTGGAATTATAACTGCATATAACTCAATTGGAGCATTTACACCAGGTGAAAAACTAATCTTTAATGGAGTAGACAATAATAGAATTGCAACAGCAATAACTGCACATTCTATAGCTTCTGTTGAATCTATTCATAGTTCAGTTGGTGTTGGTACATTTAATGCTGATGTTAAACAATTTACAAAGATTTCTTATGGTAATGTAAATATTACTCCTAAATCTGGAACAGCACCTGGAATATCAACAGTTACAGTTACTGGTGGTGGATTTAGAAATAAGGTAAAAGCAGGTGATTTAGTATCGTTCACTAATCCTTTATTGGGTGGAACGACTGTTAAGACATATGCTGTAGTTGATAGTTATACTGATGATAGTAATATTATTATTGCGGGTATAACTACAGTTGCAGGTGTTTGTGATGGCGGTCTTCCTGCTGCAGCAGCTCAACCAGTTGACTTCCAGTTAATAGGATCTAAATTTCAGTCATCTACAGATAATAGTCTTTATACACCACTACCTAAATCATGGGTTGCTAATGTTGATTTAACAGAGTCTAATATCACAATTAGGAAGGAATATGATGTAACTATTACTGCTAATGCTACTAATACAATACAAGCAGGGCAGAATGAGAGTTTCTTAGCATATGATGAAGAAAGATATGTTTTAACTAATGATGCAGGTGTTACTGAAGAATTAACTCCAGATAAACTACGTTTTACTAATGGTGGTAGAGAATTAAGAATATTTGGATTATCTGCTACTGCTGGATCTGCAAGATTAGTTGCTACTCTTAATAAGATTAATATTAAGAATAAAGTTAAGAATAGAATAAGAACAAACTCAATTATTGTTAATAAGTCCAAATTAGTAACTTCTGGTGTTGGTACAACATCATTAAATGATGGATTGTCATATGGTAATTATGGTTATGGACTAAGAGTTCAGGATAAAGATGTTTGTCTTGGGGAACCAGATGTAACTAAAGTTTATGGTGTATTTGAATCTGGTGGTATTGAAGATCCATTGATTCCATCTGTTACTGTATTCAACATGAATGGTCCAACTGGACGTGTTGATGATTTAATTGCTGGTGAAGAATTTGTTGGTAAAACAACAGGTGCAATAGGTCTTTATATTGAAAGAATTAACAGTGCTAAGGCAGCATTTGTATACTTAAGTGATTTAAGATTTGAGTTAAATGAGCAAATTGAATTTGTTGAGAGTGGTATAACTGCTACTATTAATGATTTTGATCCTGGTGATAATAACATTATGGATAGGTTCTCTTTAGATAGTGGACAAAGAGAAACCATTTGTGACTATTCACGTCTTATTAGAAAACCTAATTCTAAAGATCCTAGAAAGAAGATAAGAGTTATTTTTGAATCTGCAGAATATGCATCTACTGATGATGGTGATATAACTACAGTTTCTTCTTATGATCAAATTGATTATTGTGTATTGCCTAATGTTAAAGAAGGTACACGATTAAGTGATATTATTGATATTAGACCAAGAGTAACTAATTTTAATTTAGATTCAACTGCATTATCTCCATTTGAATTTGATGCAAGGGTATTTTCTGATGCTACAAACTCTGCTAAGAATATTTTAGCATCTGATGAGTCAATTAATATTCAGTATTCATATTATCAACCAAGAATTGATAGAATATACTTAACTAAGAATGGTCAATTCCAATTAATTAAGGGTATTCCTTCTGATACACCAGTTCCACCTATTCCTATTGAGGATGCGTTGGAAGTTGCTTTATGTAAATTACCTCCATATATCTGTAACACTGAGAATGTAGAAGTACAACTTAAATCTCATAAGAGATATAGGATGCAAGATATTGCATTATTGGAAGATAGAATCCAGAACTTAGAGTACTACACTGCACTCTCTCTTCTAGAATCTAATACAGAAAGTCTGTTTATTCCTGATAATGCTGGTTTAACAAGATTTAAATCTGGTATTTACGTTGATAACTTCTCAGGAACATCAACTCAGTTAAAACTCGGTAAGGTAACTAATAGTGTTGACCCATCAAATCTTGAACTAAGACCAACACACTTCACTACTGAAGTTGATTTATTGATTGGTTCTAGGTCTTTAATTGGTATAGGAACAACAGCAAACCCAACTGCTGATCCTAGATTTGTTACAGATTTAGTTGGAAACGGTATTAAGAGAACTGGTCAATTATTAACTCTTGATTACTTTGATACTGCATGGATTAGGCAAGGATTTGCTACTAGGGTTGAGAATGTTACTCCATACCTTGTAACTACTTACACAGGTAATATTGTACTATTCCCATCATCGGATATTTGGATTGACCAAGTTAGACTTCAACCACAGAGAATTGAGGTTGACAACTATACTCAAACACGTAGACAGTTAGAATTTGATGGTTATGACCCACAGACTGGTTTAGGACCTGTTAGATGGGGTACATGGAATACTACATGGACTGGTTCTAGTGCCACTCAAGCTTCACAAAGAATACAAACAGGATCTACTTCTAGTAATAATGGAAGTCAGATTGTAACTACAAATTCATTCCAGACTACGACTACTACAACTACTACTAGAACTGGTACTTCAACCAGATCTGGTGAAAGACTTAGAGTTAGTGAACAAACTGATACTGTAAATGAAGGAGATAAGGTAGTAAGTACCTCTGTCATTGCGTTCATGAGGTCTAGGAACATTGAATTTACAGGACGTAAATTCAAACCATTGACAAGACTTTATGGATTCTTTGATGGTCAAGATGTAAACGCATTTGTTGTACCAAAACTAATTGAAGTTAGAATGATCAGTGGTACATTCACCGTTGGTCAGATTGTTAATGGAACAATGGCTGCAGGTACAGTTACCGCAACTAATGCAGCAACACCTAGCATATCATTTAGAGTTGCAACATCCAATCATAAGATAGGACCAATTGCTGCACCAACTGATGTATTTACAACAAGTCCTTATGATGATACATATACGGTTCCAGCAAGTTATTCAAGTTCTTCAGTTCTTGTTAACGTAGATACTGTATCACTAGCAGACCAAACACAAGGTCTCTACAGTGGTTTTATAAGAACAGGAATGAGACTTAGAAGTTCTACTGGTGAAGCAGAGATTATCAATATTAGACTATTCAGTGACCATGTAGGAACAGTTCTTGGATCATTCTTCATTCCTAATCCGAATATTACATCCAACCCATCATTTGAAGTTGGAACTAAATTATTCAGATTAACAAGTAATTCTACTAATAGTACTATTGGTGGAATGACAGGAACAATGGGTGAAGAGCAATACTTTGCTTCAGGTACTATTAATAATATGCAGGAGACTATCAGATCCACAAGAAGACCTAGATTTGATATTCAAGCAACTGCAGAATCCCGTGCTGCAACAGATGTTACTTCGACACAAGCTGTAACTACAAGTAGTGAGACAACGAGAGTACCATTACCCCCTCCACCTCCACCTCCACCACCACCCCCAAGTCCTCCTCCAAGGCCAAGACCACCGAGGCCACCTAGACCTAGGCCAACGCCTACGCCTCCACCGCCTCCACCAAGGCCAAGGCCAGTACCACCACCTCCTCCACCTCCACCACCACCTCCAAGGCCACCCGATCCACCCCCCAGGCCACCAAGGAGACCAGCTCGAGGCGGTAAAGATCCTCTTGCACAATCATTCTCAGTTCAAAATGAAACTGGAGTTTTTGTAACGCAAGTAGACCTTTACTTCAGAACAAAAGATCCATTGCTACCTGTAACGGTACAATTGAGACCGATGGTTGCTGGCGTTCCTTCAGAAGAGGTATATCCTTTCGGAGAAACAATTTTAGAATCTAGTGAGATTTTTGAGTCAGCAGATGCTGGAACAGCTACTACGGTTAAATTCCCATCACCTGTTTACTTAGAACCTAAAACAGACCATGCTATCGTTTTACTATCACAGTCTAACGAATATACAGTTTGGATCTCTAGAATGGGTGAAGTTGACATTACAACTCTTCTACAACCAGAATCTAGGCAGGTTATTGTATCTGCACAGCCATCTCTTGGATCTCTATTCAAGTCACAGAATGGTTCAACATGGAACCCAAGTCAGTATGAAGATCTTAAGTTTGATCTTTATAGTGCTGAGTTTAGTTCAGATTCTGGAACAATATCGTTCTACAACCCAGAACTAGCAAGAGGTAATAACCAAATTGCTACTTTGGTCAAGGATTCTTTAGAATTTAATTCTAAGAAACTTATTGTAACAACAGATGATCTTGTAAACACTAGTGGTTTAGTTCTTGGAAATACAGTTATTCAGAAGAATGCTAATGCATCCGCAAATTATGTTGGTGCTGGCGGTTCTGCAACTGGTGATCTAAGTATTATTAATGCAGGTATCGGTTATACACCGACAGATGGTAATCAGTTTACCTTTACTGGTGTTGCTTTAGATTCCTTTAGTGGAATTGGTAAGAACGCAACTGCAGACATTACAGTTGGTACATCTAACGGTGTAAATGGTGTTGCTATTGCTGCAACCATTAATGCTGGTGGATCAGGATACCAAATTGGTGATGTTCTATCAATACCTACAATTGGTAATGATCAGTTGGGTAGAAATATGCAACTATCACTAGGCGCAGTTACTGGAATTAATGAATTAATTTTAGATGATATTCAAGGTGATTTTGAAATTAGTACTACAAAACCACTTCAGTTTATCAGTCCTTCTACTGGAATTACCACTATGGTATCCGTTGGATTTGGTTCTGATGTAAACATTAGTGATTATGCACTGAATAGTTTGGAAGAAGATGGTATGCATATTAAAGTGAACCATAAGAACCACGGTATGCATCAAGACACCAATAGAGTGATTATTAGTGATGTACATTCAGATACTAAGTTAACTACTCTGTCAGCAGAGTATACAAACTCTAGTTCTTCTGCAATTGGTATTGCTAATACTGCAGGATTTGAAACCTTTGAGAATGTTGGTGTTGCCGCTACTAACCCTGGATATGTTAGGGTTAATGATGAAATCATCTCTTATACTGGAATTGCTGGTGGTCAATTAACTGGAATTACTAGATCTGTTGATCAAACAACTCCATTTACTTACCCTGCTAAAACACCAGTTGAGAAATATGAGGTTAATGGAATCTCCTTGAGACGTATCAACAAGACACATGATCTTCAAGATGCTACTCCTGCAAGATCTATTACTCTTGATTCTTACTATATTAAGGTCAATCCATCTCTTGATGGAACAGATCGTAGCACTGGAATTGGATTTGCTAAATTGTTTATCAATGAGTCCAAGTCTGCTGGTGGTGAAGAGATACATGCAACTCAGAACATCCAGTTTGAAGCAGTAAGACCTGTTGTTCAAACAATGGTATTACCAGATACTAACATCAAAGCAGAGATGAAAAATACTACTGCTACAAGTATTGATGGTGTAGAACAGTCCTTTGTTGAGACTGAAGCAACTCCAATTAATATTGATGAAGATACGTATCTTGAGTCACCAAGAATGATTGCCTCACGAGTTAATGAACTTAATCGTTTAGATAGTCGTCCTGGTAATAAGTCTATGGAAGTAACGTTTACGTTGTCTACTTCAGATAACGATATCTCTCCAGTCATTGATTTGGATAGAGTTGGTATGGTTCTTATTAGTAATAGAGTTAATGCCCCAATTACCGATTATGCTGGTGATTCTAGAGCATCTACAATTACTGAAGATCCAACGTCATTTATTTACGCTAACAAACCAATTACGTTAGAGAATTCTGCTACTTCGATTAAAGTCTTACTAGCAGCATATACTAATACTGCTAGTGATATAAGGTGCTTCTATTCAATATCAAATGATTTAGAATCTGATCCAATTTACTATCCATTCCCTGGATATACTAATTTGGATATCAATGGTGCTATCGTTGATATTGCTAAGAACAATGGACTACCTGATAAGAGAATTCCTAAGACGGACGTTCTTGCTCATGGTAGTGATGATCTTCCATTCACCGATTATGAGTTTAGTATTGACGATCTTCCTGAGTTTAGATACTTCAGTATTAAGATTGTTGGAACTGGAACAAATCAAGCATATCCACCAAGGATACGTGATTTAAGGGCAATTGCATTAGCATAATTATGTACAATCCACGTTTTTTAAAGGTTGAAGGTCATAGTTATCTCGTAAGGGATACTAAGACCAATGCCATTATTAATAACGATAAAAAAGGACATGAACAATACCTTGCCCTAAAGAGAGCAAAATCAAATGAGTTAGACAAAGTACAAACTCTCGAATCTCAAGTTCGAGAGTTGAAGTCTGATATAGGTGATATTAAAACTATGTTAGGACAACTGTTAGATAAGTAAGATGGCAAAACCAACCACTCGTCAAGGATTAGTAGATTATTGTAAGAGACAACTTGGTTCTCCTGTATTGGAGATCAATGTTGCAGAAGAACAGATTGACGATCTGGTGGATGATGCTATCCAATTATTCCATGAACGTCATTTTGATGGTACTACTCAAGCATTCTTGAAGTATAAAATAACTCAAGATGATATAGACAGGGGTACTGTTCAGTATCCACATGAAGGAGGTAAAGTAGGTATTGCTACAACTTCTGTAACAGAGAATATTCCTGGTCAAGGGAATGTAACTTTTAATTGGTATGAGAATGGTAATTTTATAAAAGTTCCACCCTCAGTTATGGGTGTATCAAAAGTATTTAAATTTGAAGGTGGTGGTGGACTTTCTGCTGGAATGTTCAGTATTAAATATCAGTTATTCTTGAATGACATTTACTATTTGGGATCAACTGAATTATTGACTTACTCTATGACAAAGAGTTATCTGGAAGATTTAGATTGGTTATTATCAACACAAAAGCAAATACGATATAATCAAAGAGAAGATAAGTTATTTCTTGATATTGATTGGAGAACACAGGTTGCAGGTAACTATCTAATTCTAGATTGTTATAGAGCACTTGATCCTGCCACATCAGATCAAATTTGGAATGATAGATTTTTAAAACCTTATTTGACCGCATTAATTAAAAAGCAATGGGGTATAAATTTAAGCAAATTCCAAGGAGTCAAATTACCAGGTGGTATTGAGATGAATGGAAGACAAATACAAGATGATGGGCAAAGAGAAATAGATGCTATCATTGAAAAGATGTCTTCTACACACGAATTGCCACCACTAGATATGATAGGTTAAGATCATGGCACTTAACCCATTTTTCCTACACGGATCTAAAGGAGAACAGAATCTTGTTCAGGATTTAATAAATGAACAACTGAAGATGTTTGGTGTGGAAGTTTATTACATACCAAGAATTTTTGGTAATGAAAAATCCGTGATGGAAGAGGTATCTAGATCAAACTTTGCTAATGCTATCCCCATAGAAGGATATGTTGAGACTTTTGATGGATACTCTGGGGCAGGAACACTTCTATCTAAGTTTGGTGTTCAAGAGTTAGATGATCTAACATTGATTATCTCTAGAGAGAGATATGAAGAAGAAATACAAAAACGTATAGAACCATTAAAGGGAGTTAAGTTAGCATCTCGTCCAAAAGAGGGTGATTTAATATACTTCCCATTAGGTGATAGATTGTTTGAGATTAAGTATGTTGAGCATGAAAAACCATTCTACCAATTAAAGAAGAATTATGTTTATGAATTGAGATGTGAACTATTCATATACAACGACGAAGAGGTGGATACTGGAATCGACTTTATTGATGATAATGTGGAAGAAGAGGGTTATATTCAATCCTTTACTCTTGCTGGAATAGCAACACAAGCAACTGCTGTAACAACTTTAGTTGATGGTGGTGTTCGCAATATTATGATATCTAGAAGAGGTTCTGGATACATTCAACCACCTCAAGTTGCATTTTCTTCTGCTCCCATAGGAGGACAAACCGCAGTCGGTATCGCATCAATGATTACAGGACTTGTAGATTTCTGTGAACCAAATGAAGATCTATCAAGAGTTCAAGCAGTTGATCTAACAAATCCAGGTTCTGGATATACTGTTGCACCTAGAGTTGGTTTCATGACTGAAACTGGAGGTGGAGCATATGGTGTAGCAAATATTGCTGATGGTGTTTGTGGTATTATTACTATCACTAATGGTGGTGGTGGATATATTGGAATACCAACGGTAGCATTTGCACCTGATGGATATAGTGGTATTGGTAGTACAACTATACCAGCGGTAGTGCATGCTGTTGTATCTGCTGCAGGTTCAGTTACAGCACTTGTTTATGAGTCTTGTGGTGGATGGTATACTGATACTCCAGAAATATTAATTGCACCACCAGTACAGACTGGAGGAACTGGTACATTTAATAGAGGAGAAGATATAGTTGGTACTGCAAGTAGTGCAACTGCACAGGTTAAAACTTGGAATGCTGTAACTAGAGAGTTGCGAGTAGGTCAAATTGTTGGAACCTTTGTAAAAGGTGAATATGTTGTTGGACAAGAGACTGCTACAAAGTTTGCTATAAGTGATCTAAATAGTGATGATAATCCAGATTCTGGATTTGCACAGAACACTACTATAGAGTCTGAGGCAGATAATCTTTTAGACTTTAGTGAAAGTAACCCATTTGGAAATGTATAATTATGTTTGATCATTTTTACCATCAAATTTTTAGAAAGACTGTAATCGCATTTGGAACCCTATTTAATGGGATCACTATCCATAGAGATGGTGCTGCTGCTAATGATCCATCTGCTATTATTAAGGTTCCTTTGGCATATGGCCCAACCCAAAAGTTTTTAGCAAGGATTGAACAGCAACCAGATCTGAATAAACCAGTATCTATGAGTTTGCCTAGGATGTCCTTTGAGTTTACTGGTATTGAATATGATACTAGTAGGAAATTAGGTGCTACTCAAACATTTACTACTGCCATCAAGACTGACAAAAAGGATGTTCGTAAGATCTACATGCCAGTTCCTTATAATATGACATTTGAGTTAAATATAATGACTCTTTTGAATGATGATGCTTTACAGATTGTAGAACAAATACTTCCATATTTCCAACCAAATTATACAGTTACTATTGACCTAGTAGAGAGTATTGGAGAAAAGAAAGATATACCAATTACTTTAGAGAATGTTGGGTTTGAAGATAATTATGAAGGAGATTATACTGAGAGAAGAGTTCTTCTTTATACTTTAAACTTTACTGCTAAGACATACCTATTCGGACCAGTTCCAGTTGCACCAAAAGATCTTATCAAGAAGGTATCTGTTGGTATTACACCTGGAGAAAGAAGTGCAGCATATGGTTCAGGTCGTCAGATTACGTATGCTACACCAGTTGCTACGAAGAATTACACTGGAGATGTTATTGCAAATCTAGCAGAAGATGTTCTTGCAGGTGCTACTATTATCCCAGTAGATGATCCTGCAGGATTATCCGAACTAACATTTATTGATGTTAATAATGAGACAATGTATATTGAATCTATTACTGGTAATAAGTTAAATGTAAAACGTGCTTCTTATAATACAACTGCTATTGAACATGTTCGTGGTAGTGATGTTAAGGGAATAACTTCACTAGATAATGCATTAGTAGAAGCAGGTGATGATTTTGGTTTTAGTGGAACATGAAAGACAAATTTGAAGATCTAAATGATACTTTTGATATTACCCCTGTAGAATCTAAAGTAGTAACAGAACCTAAGAAACCTGATAAAGTTTCTAAGTCAAAGGAGATTGATATTGATAAAGATTATGAGTATACTCGTGGTAATCTTTACAGTATTATAGAGAAGGGCCAAGAAGCACTTGATAGTGCTTTAGAGATTGCTGTAGATCAAGGTCAGGCAAGAGCATTTGAAGTTGTAGGACAACTTATTAAATCTGTTGCAGATACCACAGATAAGTTAATGGATCTCCAGAAAAAGATTAAAGAAGTAGAAGAAGACAATACTAAAGGGCCAACTAATGTTACTAATGCGATGTTCTTTGGGTCAACAGCAGAACTATCTAAGTTGCTAAAGAAAAATAGAACTGAGAAAGAAGATAAATAGAAAAAAACTGCGTTTAAAATGACGAGTTTTGCAATTGATAAAAAATCTCATAAAGATGCTAAAAAGCAGTCTAAGATTAGGAATATGACTAAATCGTCAAATCCTAACGAAGTTGCTGTGGCAAAAAAGAAATTGAAGTCTAAAATAGAACTTCCTCCCAATCCACAGATTGAAGGACTTAATATTGTAGATCTTATTGTTACTGAGATTCAGAACGATGTCTTTGAAGACCACATGCATAAATCCTGTAAAAAGGGTCAGTATTATTGCTATACTGATAAAAAGTGCAAGAAGATTCCTGACGGGAAACGTCTCAGTGGAAAAGGTCGTCTAGTAGGAATTGATGACAATGATGATGATGACAACAATGAGAATGGTGGAGATCAAGCAGTTGATCCAGGTGGATTTGGTGAGAACGTAGTTCTCCGTACATGCACTGGTGAGAAATTTGCTGAGATTATTGACCTTATTAGACCAGAAGATGTTATGCCTAAGATGCATGCTTCTGATCAATGGGTTAACGAAACCCTTGATGATAAGAGACTGGCGAATGTTCAGAAGCAAAAGTCTAATACTGCTGCTACTGTTCAATCTGCTCAGAAGGCACAGTCTTCTGTTAAACAACAATTTGCAAAACGTGCTGCTGCAATAGCAAAGTCAAAAGCAAAAGCAAAAGAAAGACAAGACATCTCTAAAGAGATAGATCGCAAACTAGGACTGGAGGAACTCCACATGACAATTGATGAAGCAGTAAGGCTACCATCAGAATTCGGTAACATCGTTATGGTTGGTGTGAACTGGAGAGGTAAGATGTATAACCTCAAAATGTTCTTCCCTCAAGCAAAGATGCCAACTAGGACTGACGTTCAGGATGAAATTGTCAAAGTATATCCTGGTGGAAAGGTAATTTGGTTTGATAGATACGATCTTGCAAGTCAAGAAGCACAGTGGGATAATGATAAGAACCCAATCATTAAGGTAACTAAAGAATCTAAGGAATTATGTGACTGTGATTGTGGTCAAGACCCATGTAAAAAATGTGGTAAGAGTCATCATGAAGTAAAGGAAGCAAAGGCAAAGTATGACAATACTAAATCTCCTGATTATGAGAAGAAGAGAAAAGCTCTTGCTAAAAAGCATGGTGGAGAGGAGAACATAAAAGGTCATCCTCAGTATGAGAATCGTTTTGCATCACATACTGCTGGTATGTCTGATGCTCAAAAAGACATGGCAAGTAGTCAAGTAAGTAAAGGGTTTGCTTACAAGCATGGTAGAAGGTTGGATAAGGCCAATTTTGGAGATAGAAAGAAAGCAGGTAAGAGAGGAAATCCAGCACAGTATCGTAAGTCTGCTGATAGTCCAGAAATGGAATTAAGATATCCATATGGTAAGTCCAATATCAGACAGGGTAAAGGATCTATTAAAGATTTGAACAAGGTGAAGAAGGAAGAACTTCTTAAATCTTTGAGAGGATTCATGGATGAAGGTAAAATTGCTGATGCTATGAGAGCAAATCTCGAAAAGTTAAGAGCAAGTGATGAGAAGTCTCAAAAGAATCTTGAAAAATTCCTTAAAGGAACAAAGCAAGTTCGTGATGATGAAAAGAAAGCACAAGACAGTGCTTAATAAATAGAACTACGGGACATTAAAAAATCATGTTAACTAACGTAAAAGGAGCTCAAGCAGCATGTGGCACTGACGCTGCTGGATCATCTACTTTTGGTAGTGCGACAGTAGTGCGTCTTGTTAATAACGGTGGTACTGCAAGATTAGTATCTGTTATTGATGAAGTTGGAGGATCTACAACAATTGGAACCTTTACAATGCCAGGAAATACTGTTGAGTTTGTAGAGAAAAAATCAACCGAAGCAATATTTGCAGCAGACGCTAGTGTCTTAGGTACTGCTGTGGGATATGGATATCAATAAATTAAATGGCCTCTAAAGTTGATCATTATCTTGGTAATCCCCTATTAAAGAAGGCAAATACTACTCAGGAGTTTACTCAGGAGCAAGTTCTTGAGTTTTCTAAATGTATAGACGATCCGATATATTTTGCGAAGAAGTATATAAACATAGTTACCCTTGACTACGGGTTACAACCGTTTAAACCATATTCTTTCCAGGAGACGATGCTGGAGAGATTTCATAGTCATAGATTTAATATTTGTAAGTTACCTAGACAGTCTGGTAAGTCTACAATCGTAGTATCATATCTTCTTCATTATGCAATTTTCAACGATAATATTAATATAGCAATTCTTGCTAACAAAGCATCAACTGCAAAGGATTTATTAGATAGACTTCAAACTGCATATGAGAACCTACCAAGATGGTTGCAGCAGGGAGTTTTAACATGGAACAAAGCATCTCTTGAATTAGAGAATGGTTCTAAGATTATTGCTGCATCTACCTCTGCATCTGCAGTTCGTGGTGGATCATATAATATTATATTCTTAGACGAATTTGCGTTCGTTGCAAATCATTTAGCAGATCAGTTTTTTAGTTCGGTTTACCCCACTATTTCATCTGGTCAAAAAACTAAAGTTATTATTGTTTCTACCCCTCACGGGATGAATCATTTTTATAAACTTTGGCATGATTCTGAAAGGAAAAAGAATGAGTATATTCCTACAGAGGTTAATTGGTGGGATGTACCAGGAAGAGATGAGATATGGAAAGAGCAAACCATTGCAAACACTTCGGAACAACAATTCCGTGTTGAGTTTGAATGTGAATTTTTAGGATCTGTTGATACTTTAATAAGTCCAAATACATTAAGAAATTTAGTTTATGAAACACCAAAACTTAGTAACAAAGGATTGGATGTATTTGAGGATGTTAAACCCGAACATAATTATATAATTACAGTTGACGTTGCTCGTGGTGTTGGAAATGATTACTCTGCATTTACTGTTATTGATATAACAACCTTCCCACATCAATTGGTATGTAAGTATAGGAATAATGAAATTAAACCTATGCTATTCCCCTCAATAATTTACGATCTTGCTCGGAATTATAACATGGCATATATTTTATGCGAAGTAAATGATGTGGGGGATCAAGTTGCATCTATCCTTAATTATGATTTGGAATATGAGAATGTTCTTATGTGTTCTATGAGAGGTAGAGCAGGTCAAGTTGTTGGTCAAGGATTCTCTGGTAAGAAGACTCAACTTGGAGTTAAGATGTCCAAAACAGTTAAGAAGGTTGGATGTTTAAATTTAAAAACTCTAATTGAATCTAATAAGATCGTATTTAAAGACTATGAAATTATTAGTGAGTTAACCACTTTTATTGAAAAGAGAAATTCTTTTGAAGCAGAGGATGGTTGTAATGATGACTTGGCAATGTGTCTTGTCATATATGCATGGTTGGTTGAGCAAGATTATTTTAAAGAGATTACTGATCAGGACGTAAGAAAAAGATTATATGACGAACAGAAGAATCAGATTGAGCAAGACATGGCTCCATTTGGGTTTATTGAGAATGGGTTAGATGAGAATAGTTTTGTAGACTCCACTGGAGATAGATGGTTCACTGATGAGTATGGTGATATGTCTTACATGTGGGATTATAGGTAGTAACCCCTTCAAATTAAATATTTTAATAAATATCTCTAGAACAAAACTGAGAATTTTTGGAGACATAGAACATGGCCACTCCTCAATTATCTCCTGGTGTACTGACTAGAGAAGTTGACTTAACGGTAGGTAGAGCGGAAAACGTTCTTGACAATATTGGAGGTATTGCTGGACCTTTTGAAATTGGTCCCGTATTAGAACCCATCAATATTGCCACAGAGCAAGATCTGATTACCACATTCGGTAAGCCTTATGATGACGATGCCCAGTATGAATACTGGATGTCTGCATCGCAATACCTCTCCTATGGTGGTGTGCTTAAGGTAATACGAACCGATGATGACAACTTAGCTAACTCAAACGTTGGTGTAGGTACGTCTTCAATAGCAAATACAAAGATTAAGAACTTTGACGACTATAACACTAATTACATAGATGCAGCGTCAAACTTCCTATATGCAGCGAAGAACCCAGGACGATGGGGTAACTCTCTAAAAGTTTGTTACATTGATGACCTAGGAGATCAAGTTATCGGTATCGCAACAACTTCAGTAACCGACTTAGGTGCTCAAGTTGGATACGGTGTAACGGTTGACATTAGTGGTCAAATAATTCCTGGTGCAGGAAGCACTTCTGTCTTTACTGGATATCTTAAAGGTGTTATTACTGAGGTAGTTAACGCTCCTGAAACTTCTAATAGTTATATGACGGTGAAAATCCGATCCAGAGTCTCTACGGGTGGCACAGAACCTGGAAAGGAAACATATGTAAACTATGCAGAAAATAGTGCATATGCTTCGTTCTTAAAAGACCAAAGATTAACGATTCTCGACTCTGACGGCGATGTAATGTCACCAGAAGACTCGATTCAAAGTATTGGAATAACCACTTCATCTCAGATTAATGGTCAGCAAGACCAATCTTATACTGGGGTTGGTGGTACTACTAATGGTGGTGGTTCTGCTGCTACATTCACTATTACTAGAAATAGTACAAATGGTGGTGTTGCATCTGCAATTATTGTAAATGCTGGTGTTGGATACACTGTAACGAATACAGTCTCCATTGCTGGTACTGCTGTTGGTGGTTTTGATTTAAGTCAAGGTAAGATCAACACAGTTGGACTTACATCTTCAACTAGCGTTCCATCTGCTTCTAGTGGTACTTACACTAACCTAACAGGTACAAGTGCTGAGGGTACTGGAGCAATATTCACCGTCTTCAGAGATGCAAGTGGTGGTATTGGAACTGTATCATTAACAAGTCCTGGTGAAGCATACGGTGTTGGTACAACAATTACCATTAACGGTGCAGGAATTGGTGGTACATCAGTTACTGATGATGTCAAACTAAACACAGTATCTCTTAGAGATGATAAGGTGGTTCTGACTATTGAAGGAACAGAATCCAGAGCTTTAATTTCTGGTGTTGATGACTGGTACAATTCACAAACCCTTGGATTAGATAACTCTAAAGTATTCTGGCGAAGCATTGCTCCTAAACCTGGAACTTCAAACTTCGTAGCACAACGTGGTGGTAGAAATGATGAATTACACGTTGTTATTGTTGATGATGCTGGTACATTAACTGGTATCCGAGGTAATATTCTAGAGAAGCATCTAAACCTATCTAAGGCAACTGATGCTATATCTGAAGCAAACGCACCTCAGAAGACATGGTACAAGTCTTATCTTGCCAACTTCTCAAATTACATCTATGCAGGTGCTAACCAAGGACAAGGTAACGATACATTCCACAATACGTATCCTACAGGAACTTACTTTAATAAGTCTACTTCCACCACTGTTTACAGTGATTCGGATCAACCTACTGTATGGTATGCATTAACTCAAAACAGCACTCGCTGGAATAGAGTTGCTAAAGATAACACCTTTAGTTCTGTTGGTGGATGTACTTACTCACTATCAAACGGTGAAAATTACACTGCTGCTGGTGGACTTAAGGCAGAATTGGGAGACCTAATTACTGCTTATAACCTCTTTGATAATAAAGACGAGGTTCAGGTTGATTACCTATTGCAAGGACCTTCCTGTAATTCTCTCAATGATACTCAGGCAAAAGCAAACAAACTAATTGGTATTGCAGAGTCTAGAAAAGATTGTGTGACTGTTATCTCACCACACAAAGGAACAGTAGTTAACATTACTGACCCAATCGTTCAAACTAGTAACATAGTTGAGTTCTTTGGACCACTAAGTTCTTCTTCTTATGCAATCTTTGATAGTGGTTACAAGTACACCTACGATAGGTTCAATAATAAGTTCCGTTACCTTCCATGCAACCCAGATATTGCTGGATTGATGTGTCGCACGAACTTAGTTGCTTATCCTTGGTTCTCACCTGCTGGACAACAGCGTGGTGTAATTAAGAATGCAATTAAACTTGCATACAACCCAACTAAGGCACAAAGAGACATTCTTTATTCCTCACGTATTAACTCAATTATTAATACACCTGGAACTGGAATTATCCTCTTCGGTGATAAGACTGCACTAGCATATGCATCAGCATTTGATAGAATTAACGTTCGTCGTTTGTTCTTGACTGTTGAGCAAGCATTAGAGAGAGCAGCACAGGCACAACTCTTCGAGTTTAACGATCAGGTAACGAGGGCAAACTTCGTTAACATCGTTGAACCATATCTACGTGATGTTCAAGCAAAACGTGGTATTTACGATTATCTGGTTATTTGTGATGAGACAAACAACACTCCAGACATAATTGATAATAATGAATTCCGAGCAGACATCTTCCTGAAGCCTGCGAAGTCGATCAACTACATCACCCTGACCTTCGTTGCTACACGTACTGGTGTTAGCTTTGAAGAAGTCGCTGGTAGAGTTTGATAACTGATTGATTAAATACTAAGGAGGATTCTAACCAAAATGGCAAGAGAAATCAGGACTATCACCGACTTTAAGGCAAAACTTTTAGGCGGTGCAGCAAGACCAAATCTATTTGAAGTATCAATTCCAACATTCCCATCCTTCGTAACTGGATGGGATGATGATACCTTCAGTTTTTTGTGTAAGGCAGCAGCATTACCTGCTTCTAATATTGCACAAATTGACGTTCCGTTTAGAGGTCGTATTCTAAAGGTTGCTGGAGACAGAACCTTTGATACTTGGACTACAACCATCATTAATGATGAGGACTTCAAACTAAGAACATCATTTGAGCAGTGGATGAATCAGATCAGTAAGTTGGATAACAACACTGGTGCTACAAACCCTTCATCATACATGACCGATGCTTACGTGTATCAGTTAGGTAGGGGACAATCAAGATTCTCTACAGAGAACGCTGATGCAGATAGCGTACAACCTCTAAGGACTTATAAGTTCTTCGATATATTCCCAACCAATGTATCTCAGATAGATCTATCATACGATACTTCTGATACTATTGAGGAGTACACCGTTGAATTCCAAGTTCAGTACTGGCAAGCAGAGGCTACTGACCAAACTGGCATTGCTGTGGTATAATAAATAGATACACAGTATTAAGACAATATAATGGCAAAGTTATTCGGCTTTTCTATTGAGGATAACGAAAAGAAATCCCCTGGCGTAGTATCACCCATCCCTAAATCAAACGAGGATGGGGTTGATCACTATCTGACCAGTGGATTTTTTGGTTCTTATGTAGATATAGAAGGGGTCTATAAAACCGAATATGATCTCATTAAGAGATATAGAGAGATGGCACTCCATCCTGAATGTGATGGTGCGATTGAAGATATCGTTAATGAAGCAATCGTAAGTGATTTAAATGACAGTCCCGTTCAGATAGATTTAGATAATTTAAATGCTGGTGATTCTTTAAAGAAAAAAATTAGAGAAGAATTTAAAACTGTTCTTGAACTTCTAGATTTTGATAAGAAGTGTCATGAGATTTATAGAAATTGGTATGTAGATGGAAGATTATATTACCATAAAGTAATTGACTTAAAGAATCCTCAAGATGGTATTCAAGAGTTAAGGTATATTGATGCATTGAAGATGCGTTATGTTCGAGAATCAATAACCAAAAAAGATAAAGGTGGTGGTGTTCAGGTACAAGATGGACGGGACAATCCAATGTCATCTCCGTTCCCAAATATTAAAGAGTATTTTGTATATAATCCAAAACAGAATGTAGCACCTTATGGTGGTCAACCAGGTAAAGGATCTGGTGGTGGAGTTAAGTTTGCAAAAGATTCAATATCATATTGTACCTCTGGATTAGTTGATAGGAATAAGGGAACAACATTATCTTATCTACACAAAGCAATTAAGTCACTCAACCAGTTGAGAATGATTGAGGACTCTCTTGTTATCTACAGATTATCAAGAGCACCAGAAAGAAGAATCTTCTACATTGATGTTGGTAACCTTCCTAAAATGAAGGCAGAACAATATCTACGTGACGTTATGATGCGTTATCGTAATAAGTTGGTATACGATGCTAGTACTGGTGAGATTCGTGATGACAAGAAGTTTATGTCCATGTTGGAAGACTTCTGGTTACCACGTAGAGAAGGTGGTAGAGGAACTGAGATTACTACATTACCAGGTGGACAGAACTTAGGTGAACTAGCAGATATTAAGTACTTCCAGTCTAAGTTGTATAGATCTCTAAATGTACCTGAATCTAGACAAGGTGGTGAAGGTGGATTTAACTTAGGAAGATCCTCAGAGATCCTTAGAGATGAACTTAAGTTTACTAAGTTCGTAGGTAGACTACGTAAGAGATTCTCAAGGATGTTCAGCGATATGTTGAAGACCCAATGTTTACTTAAAAACCTTGTATCTCCTGAAGATTGGGCACAGATGGAGGAGCATATTCAATATGACTTCTTATATGATAACCACTTCTCTGAACTGAAGGAAGCAGAATTAATGACAGAGAGATTAAATATTGCTGCTACTGCAGAACCTTATGTTGGTAAGTATTATTCACAAGATTACGTAAGACGTAAGTTCCTCCGTCAAACAGATGAAGAAATTATTGAACAGGATAAATTAATTGCAAAAGAGATAGAGCAAGGAATTATCCCTGATCCAATGGCTCCTATTGATCCTGAGACAGGATTACCACTGGAACCTATGGGAGGTCAGTCACCAGATAATACTAATGGAGCATCTGGTAAAACACCTCTAGACCCTGAAGCACCTACCCTTACATAATATGATGATAGAAGATAGTACAGATTGGTTGAATCGAGTAATTAACGAGTTAGCAAATCCACTAGATTCAATGCCAATAGCAAATGGCGATAATAAGTATGCGCCACCAAAACGTAGAGCAGAACTAGATGAAGAAATGAATGCAATTGAAGAAAACCCAAGACCAGAAGAAGAAGTAGCAGCCTGGTTTATTGATGAAGAAGATGGACAGGAGTATGAAGGTCCAGTAGAAGAGACCATTCATGAGAAGATGTATAAGATAGCAACGAATAAATATAATCCATTCTCTATTGGTGGATCAGAGAATATTCATGATTTTGATAAACGTGTAGGAGGTTCTGAAAATAGATTATCATAGGTTTTTAAATATACCTGATTATCTTCCAAACATAGACGTATCAAAATATAAAACTAAAGGTATGGGATGGTTGCAGTTTCATAAGCAACTACAATTTGAAGATTTAGGTAATGATAAAATTCTCCCGTGGTTAAACAGCATGGGATATAGTTCTCATTGGATAGAGTTCTTTTATACTCCTCCACATGAGGACGGTATTGTGCATTCTGATAATATTGGTGATTGGCCTTGGGCAAAAATAGTATATCAAATAGGTGCTAAAGGAAGTACTATGAGATGGTGGTCTTCCGATAAAGCATTTGAAGTTAGCACTACAGATGCAAGAGCAGGTGGTGATAGAACAAATGATCACTATCATGGTAAAGTATTAGTTGCTAGACCAGAAGAGTCTACTATTGAGCATGAAGTAGAAGTTGGTACATCTAGTCTTATTAATGTTGGACCTCTACACAGTTCTCACAATCCAACAGACGATAAACGGTTTACTATTACTATTGCTTTAATTGATATGAATGTAGATTATGAACATAGAATCCTCTGGGAAGAGGCAAAAGAATCTTTTAAACCTTACATAGTTCCTTTATCTGATTCTTAAGTAGACCTTTGCGTCTTAAGATGAAGACTTCGTGAGGGTTATTTTTATCAAAGTTTTTAAATTCAGTATCAATAAGATAATCAACATCTCCTTCTTCCCATGTCTCTAAGTTATAATGAGATCGGAATGCATGAGGATATGTTATATTCTCATCAAATATGAATGATCTTTGTGCTGAGAAGATATTATAATCTATTGGATATCGAATATTAGTCCATTCTTCAATCATTGGAGATTGATCTATAATCATGTCTTCTATTTTGGAGAAGATATAATTTTTATTATTAAACATAAAGGCAAAACTACCTGCATGTAAAGTGTGACCATGTTTACCTGTGTCTAATATTTTTCCAGTCTTCATATAGTGATTAACTGATTTGAATATCTCCCTATAGTGATCCCCCAGTATACCCTTATCATTTCTAACATAATCAAATAAGGTATCATAGAATCTTCTATATGATAATCCTAATTTGTAATGGAAGTATTTTGCAATTAGTTGACTATATCCTGCTATATGGAACTGAACAATTAACCAACCATACATATACGCTTCTATTAACTCATCATTAGTCATTGTATTGGTCTCAGAGATGAGTTCTATTATCTCCACTACACCATTATAATCTTTATCATTACCGAAGGATACGTAGTCTTCTGACTTGATTGTTTTTATTCCATGCAATTCTCTTGATAGTTTGCTATTGAGTTGGGTATTGCCAAACATTTGGCAGAACCATACATCTATAGATTCATGTTGACCACATTCAAGAACTTTTGAGAATCCTTCCTTCCAAGAATCTAAAGTCTCTTCAGGTAGACCTAGAATAAATTCAGTATATGTTTTGACTCCATATTCTCTACTCTTTTCTATTTGTTCAGAGATTTTATTAACCTTCATATTTTGTCTTTTGATTGCCTTAAGTGTAGGTTCATTCATACTCTGAACACTTATAGTTACTCCTCTACTAATATCACCAACTATTTTTGCAATCTCAAAAACAACTTCTGTAGAGTTCTTGGAGTATTGTATGTTTATTGCTTCTAGATTACCTTTATCTGCTGCTTCTCTAAACATCTTTGCAATCTCAACATCTCTATCTCTAAAGATACCGAAGTTGGCATCAGCATTAAATATGAATCCAACATTATGATTACCTGCCCATTCAATGTCCTGTTTGACCCTATCAAGGTCAAACTTTTTAATTTTCTGATATGTCATTCCACCCCAATCACAGTAAGTACACATATGTGGACAACCACGATTAGTCTCCATAGTCATAGCCCACATGACATCAGGATTATTCTGAATGATATCATCAAAAAGACCAATCTGATAAGGACTAGGGAAGTCCAATACCTCAATTCGTTCTTTAGTATAGAGTCGTTCAATGCTTTCATTATTCTTAATTTTTCTTAGAAGATCACAGAATGATTCCTCACCTTCAGAGATGATGATGGTGTCTATAAAGTCATACTCAAGTAAATGTTTTGTTCCTTGAGGACCACCAAATTCTATAATACAATCTGGATACTTCTCTTTGATTAATTTTGCTACATGTAAATTATAGCGTTCATTCCAGATATAACAACTAAAAGCACATACTGTTGGATTATCTAAACGATCTAATATATCCTGTGGATCTTCTCTTCTGAATATAAATTCTTTTAATTTAAAGTTATCTGTAATATCTTTAAACTGACTACAATAGCTCCATAAACATCCTACACTATAAGGTAACCAGTAGGTGTCTTCTTTTCTTATTTCCACAGCATACTGTGGTTGGAACATGTAGATGTTTTTCATGCCTTAACTAGAGATTTTTTTTCTACTAATTCATATCTGTTCTTAAGTAGGTTTGATCTTCTTAGATAAAAGATGTCCCACTTATCAGATTCATATCTAGGATTCCATATTTTATGACCTTGAACTTCAATTGGGTAATCAATCTCAGGATTGTATAATAAGTTTCTTTGGACATCCATTACTTCTTTAGAAGGATTGCATGCTTTTTCTACAAAATCAAATGCAAGATTTTTATTATCCCAAAATACTAAGAAGTCTGCACCCCCATTCATTCCAAATGTATGTCCAGTTTCCTTTCCTTTAATTTTACCCGTTGTCAAGTAAGTTGTGATCTTTTGTTTAAGACCACGATAATGATCGCCAAGTATACTACTATCACTATCTAGGCAATCCATTATGTTATCATAGAATTCCCTAAAGTTGTAGAATTGAGATACGTATTGAGTAAATCCATTAACATGGAACATGATAATAATCCAAGAGAATAGATAACCTTCAATTATATCTTCAGTTGTCATCGTATTAGTTTTATTGACTAATTGAGATATCTCTTTAATTGGATATTCATCAGGGTCATGCTTACTAAAAGAGATATAGTCTTCACAAGGTATAGTTTCCATACCATACAAATCTTTTTTTAGATTCATTTCAGTTGAACCAAAAAGTTGACACAACCATACATCTAGACCATCAAAACCTGTTTCTAAAACCATTGCCATTCCATCCTTCCATGAGTCAAGAGTCTCTTCTGGAAGACCAAGTATTAATTCAGTATGTACATCTAGATTTCTTGCTCTTGCTCCTGCTATCATTTCATCTACTCTATTAACCTTCATATTCTGTCTTTTAATCGCTTTTAGTACAGGTTGACTCATACTCTGTACACTCATGTTCACACCTCTTTTTTCATATGGACCGAATATCTCAGTCACATCATAAACAGCATCAGTTTGATTCTTAGTATACTGTACTGATAAATCATCAATAATTGAATCTGGGTGATCTGCTGCTTCTCTTAACCACTTTGCAATTTGTATATCTCTATCTTTAAATATTCCAAAGTTGGCATCACCCATCATTGCAAATCCAATCTTCTTACCTTGCATCCAATCAATATCTTTTTTCACAATATCCATATTAATCTTTTGGAGTTGATTAAACCAATTACCCCATTCACAAAATGTGCAGCGATGTGGACATCCTCTAGTAGATTCAAGTAATATTGACCATTGTACTTCTGGATTATCCTCTATAATTTTATCCATGACACCACTTAAGTAAGGACTCTCATACGGTCCTTCTTGATTTTTATCTAGTTCAAGGTGCTTTCTTTCATATACGGGTTTTATTTCGTTTCCATTTTTTATATCAATAAGTAATTCTTCAAATGCTAATTCACCATAACCACAAATAGCAGAATCTATAAAATCATATTTTTCTGACCAAGAAGCATCTACTTGAGGACCACCAAATTCAATAACACAATTTGGGTACTTATCTTTAATTGCTTCTGCCATCATTAAGTTGTACTTTTGGTTCCAAACGTAACAACTAAAAGCACATACTGCTGGATTATCCATTCTCTCTAGAACTTTATCTGGATATTCTCTTTTAAAAAATACTTCACCCAGTTCAAATCCATCCACATTTTTGTTTGCATAACTCCAAACGCATGCAACAGAATATGGTAACCAATATTGTTTAACACCTCTAATAATTATTGTACTTTGAGGTTGGAATAGATAAACCTTATTTCGCATTAATCCTCTTCTTGTTCGTCAATAGGAAAATTGACATGGTGGGCGATTGCATCATCATTGTCAGAACGTGTCGTAAATGGTCCAGGATATTGACTATCATCCCATTTAGGATCACTACTCCATAATTGTTCCTTGAGGTAGTTGAGAATTCCCATTTTCTTCTCATTATATCACATATTCGTATTTAGTCTAAATAGATAGGTAAATTACTGTTTAAGACAATGGACGAACTATTGGACATGGTTGTAAATGATGCGTCAGCAGCAGAAGTGAGTGACAGAATTAAGGACATCCTTTATACAAAATCTTCAGAAAAGATCGAAGGACTTAGACCTGATGTTAATACTACTTTTGTAAATAGCACCGAATTAGATGACTCTGATGACGTTGGCGAAGAGTAAATCAATAAATAATAAATAAAGCGATTATTTTTCCAATGAAACTCATTAGAGAAGAAATTGAATCTGTTGAAATTCTTACCGAAACAGTTGGTGGTAAGAAGAATCTTTTTATAAAAGGAGTCTTCCTTCAGAGTGAGATGGTAAACCGCAATGGTCGGTTGTATCCATTCTCAATAATGGAGAAAGAAGTCAACAGGTACAACAAGGACTATGTTCAAAAAGGACGTGCTCTTGGTGAATTAGGTCACCCAGATGGACCTACCGTAAACCTCGATAGAGTGTCGCATAAGATTACTGATCTTAAGCAGGAAGGTAAAAACTTTGTTGGTAAAGCTCAAATCTTATCTACACCTATGGGTAAGATTGCAGAATCACTTTTGAAGGATGGAGTAACTCTAGGAGTATCTTCTAGGGGTATTGGTTCTTTAAAGGATAGTAGCAAGGGTTACAAAGAAGTTGGCGAAGACTTTATGTTGGCAACTGCTGCGGATATCGTCGCTGACCCTTCTGCACCTGATGCATTTGTTTCAGGTATTATGGAAGGAAAAGAATGGGTTTGGGATGGCGGCCTCCTCAAAGAAAGACTCGCAGATCAAACAAGAATTAAAATTGAACGTGCAACTATCTCTAGAGATTTAGAAGAACAAAAACTTGGTTTATTCCAAGACTTCCTAAGTTCACTATAGATATATACTTACAAAGTTTAACTTTAATAAATAAATATAGATTTCTACAATTCAGAAAATCGGAGAAAACTCAAATGTCTAGTGACAAAAATTTACAGGAAATGGAAGCGGGCACTAAGCAATCCTCGACAGCGGTCAATTCTGGCGCAAGTGCTGGCGATCCAATGCCTAAGCTAACCACTGGGGGAACACCTCAATCATGGGAAGATCTTGGCGGTCCTTCACCTACTAACTACAAACCTGATGACAATTCAGCGCAGCTGAAAACACCTGGTTCTACCCTTAAGCAAGTTAAGGATGTAGTTACTAACCGTAAAGGTAAGAAGGAAGGTAACCTACCTGACGACGTAACCGTTGGTAAAAAGTTGAACAACGTTCCAGAGGAAGAAGAAGTGAAACTCGAAGCCGATCAGGAAGTTGTCGCAGAAGACGAAGTAACAACAGACGAAGTTGTTGCTGAAGAAGAGTCTACCGAGTCTGAAGAAATCGTTGCTGAAGAAGAAGCATCTACTGAAGAAGTAGTTGCTGAAGAAGAAGCAGTAGAAGAAGAAGTAATCGACGTTGAAGAAGACGTTGCTGCACTTCTAGATGGAGAAGAACTCAGTGAAGAGTTCCAATCTAAAGCTCGTACAATCTTTGAAGCTGCACTCAGATCTAAAGTATCTGAAGTGAAAGAGTCTATGACTAAGACCTTCGAGGAGACTTATGAGTCTAAATTAGTAGAAGAGGTAGATGCAATTCGTGGTTCTATCACAGAACGAATTGATTCCTATCTTGAGTATGTTGCTGACGAATGGGTTCAAGAGAACCAACTAGCAGTTGAATCTGGTCTCAAAGCAGAGATGACAGAATCATTCCTAAGCGGCATGAAAAAGCTTTTTGAAGATCATTATGTATCAATCCCTGAAGATAAATATGATGTCCTTGAGAATATGGTAGAAAAACTTGATGATATGGAAACCAAACTCAACGAACAGATTGAGAAGAACATCACCTTGAACGCTAGACTCGCTGAGTCAGTTGCTCAAGAGATATTCTCCGAAGTATCTGAAGGTTTGGCACTTTCACAAAAAGAGAAGCTTGCTTCCCTTGCCGAGAGTGTGGAGTTTGAAAGTGACGCAGAATATCGTGAGAAGTTGGAGACACTGAAGGAATCTTATTATCCTTCTAAAGGAAGTTCTCCTCAGGCAAAAACTGAAACCCTTTCTGAGGGCGTAGATGTTGCTGATGAGTATAGCTCACAGTCAATGAATGCCTATCTGAAAACACTTTCAGGTCTAGCCAAGAAGTGAATTTAACATTATTAATTCAAACAAAAAACACATTTAGGTAAACAAGCAAATGTTTCAATCAGAAGCACTGCAAGAAAAGTGGGGACCAGTCCTCGATTATGATGGTCTTGAGAAAATCGAAGACTCTCATAAGAGAGCTGTTACCGCAGTCTTGCTAGAAAACCAAGAGAAATTTTTAAGAGAGCAATCAGCATTCTCTAACGGAATGTTGACCGAAGCTGTACCAACCAACGCTGCTAACGCTGCTGGTGCTGGTGGTGGATTCGGAGCCGATGCCGCTGCAGCAGGTCCTGTTGCTGGTTTCGACCCTGTTCTAATCAGCCTTATACGTCGTGCAATGCCTAACTTGGTGGCATATGATCTTGCTGGCGTACAACCAATGAGTGGTCCTACTGGACTTATCTTCGCAATGCGTTCACGCTACACCAATCAGAGCGGAACAGAAGCATTCTACAACGAAGCAGATACAGCATTCTCTGGACAAGACGATGGTCTTGACGAGACTGGTGGATTCTCTGACGGCGTTGCTGGAATGGGTACTACTGCACAAGCAGGTAGCAACCCAGGACTTCTTAACCCTGTTGGTACTGCAGTCTCTACTGGCTACAATGTAGGCCAGGGTATGAAGACTGGAGACAGTGAGAACCTTGGATCAGGAACTGGCGACCAGTTCAACGAAATGGCATTCAGCATCGAGAAAGTTCTCGTTGAAGCCAAGTCTCGTGCCCTAAAGGCTGAGTACTCACTAGAGCTAGCTCAAGACCTCAAGGCGATCCACGGATTGAACGCTGAAGCAGAACTTGCTAACATCCTAAGTACAGAGATCCTTGCGGAAATTAACCGTGAAGTTATCCGTACTATCTACAAGGTTGCCGAGCAAGGTGCTGCTGCTAACACTGCTACTTCAGGTGTCTTCGACTTAGACATCGACAGTAATGGTCGTTGGTCCGTTGAGAAGTTTAAAGGTCTCCTCTTCCAAATCGAGCGTGATGCTAACGCAATCGCACAAAGAACTCGTCGTGGAAAGGGTAATGTGGTTATGTGTTCTGCCGACGTTGCTTCTGCACTGTCTATGGCTGGAGTACTAGACTATACACCTGCTCTTAACGCTAACCTTAACGTTGATGACACAGGCAATACATTTGCTGGTGTTCTTCTCGGTAAGTACCGTGTTTACATCGACCCTTATTCTGCAAACGTTGCTGCTAACCAGTACTACGTTGTTGGATACAAAGGATCTTCTCCTTATGACGCTGGACTGTTCTATTGTCCTTACGTGCCTCTACAGATGGTTCGTGCGGTAGGAGAAAACACCTTCCAGCCAAAAATTGGATTTAAGACAAGATATGGTCTTGTTGCAAACCCATTCGCTGAAGGTACAGATCAAGGTCTTGGAAGACTTAAAGTTAACCAGAACCGTTACTACCGTCGTGTTCAAATCAAGAACCTCATGTAATTCAGATATTACATATCTTATTAAGAGACCCTTTACGGGTCTCTTTTTTTATGCGATAATATACCAGTTGAAGTAAGGGCAAGACCGAACCGATGAATCGCATTTATGCGTGGCTGGGTAGTTCCGAACAAAAATAAGTCCCCCCGATGGTACAATGGGGCTGAGTATAAACAGCATACGTACCCTTCAACTGCTGCATGTCCCTTTGGTGGTTTCAGACATGGAGGCGATAGGAAACCACCATTTGCCATCATAGCACAGTGGTAGTGCAGGGCTTTTGTAAAGCCAAGGTCGGTGGTTCAAATCCTCCTGATGGCATTAGTTTACATAAAGGACATTAAGAGAATGTTAAACATGTAAATAATTATTCGCCGACTTGAGGGAAATGCATGTCAGTCATTATCTACCTAGATCACATTGAGGAACTAGAGCAAGAGAATGAAGAACTAAAGCAAGAGATTACTTATCTTAGAGAATTACTAACATATGATTCAAAAGCTGTTGCCATCAGACGATCCACTATTACACGCAAAGATTGAAAAGTGTAGTTACAACTTAGATAGATCTAAGTTATCGTATCAGTTGCATGAAAATATGTTCCACTATAATGGAGTGGGACTATCAGCAAATCAAATAGGTATAAAAGAAAGAGCATTTGTAATGATATCAAACATGGAGTTGCAAGAGACGATTACATGTTTTAACCCAAAAATAATAAAGCAATCAAAGAAGTTAGTAAAATTGGAGGAAGGATGTTTATCCTTTCCTGATGTATTTTTAGATGTTGATAGACCAGAGTCTATTGTTGTGAAGTATGAGGATGAAGGTAAAGAAGTACATAAAGTAAAATTAGAAGGATTCATTGCTAGGATATTTCTACATGAATATGACCATATGGAGGGTATTGACTTCACTCAAAGATAAATAGTCAAAACAAGGTAATTATGGACAAACTAGGACAAGCAGCAGCAGATGCAGCAATTGAAACTATACCAGCACCAGTAGCTCCTGTTCAAGCAGAGTCTGTGGGAGTTGGTGTTGTAGGATATGGTATTGGTATTATCATTCTTGCAGTAGTTGGATTAGGTCTTTACAAAAACTATCAGAACAATAAAAAATGAAACCATCACCAAAACAAGCTCAACAGATCGCTAAGGATTACGAGAAGGTGGTTGAGCATTTAATCTCTGAGCAATATGCAAAGTCTAAAGATGATGCTGATAACATCATTGTTGGAATGAGCGAAGCATGGTATAATCAGATTATATCTGAATAATACGAGTGCTTAGACTTGCTGGTGCTCAGATACCTGTAGCATCTAATATACAATTAAACAAAATAGAACTTTTTAAAGCGATTGACTGGGCAAAGGAGAATAGTGTTGACCACCTCCTTACTCCAGAAGGATCGCTTTCGGGGTATCAAGATATAAATGGAAGAGAAAAAGAATTAATTGATTCTTTAAAAGAAGTAGAGTTACATGCTAGAGGTTTAAATCTACATCTAGGAACTATTTTAAAAGAGAAAGAAGAGATAGGATTTGTTAATAGGAATGAGATAAGGCATTATACTAAAGAAGGAAATCTATCTGCAGTAACTCATAAGACTTATTGTATTCCTCAAGATAGATGTATAGGTAAGATTTGGAGTAAGGGATTAAAATATTTTACAGCATCTGGTTATAAATCAGTTGGTATGATTTGTAATGATATGTGGGGAGCAGCAGATGAGATAGGAATAGGTTTTTGTGAAAGACATCTCGTAGAATTTAGTATGGAACTTATTTTCCATGCAACCAATGGAATAAAATTCTCTAAGCATGATAAGCGTTGGGAAGCATTTGATGCATATGCTAATGGATTTTTAAGGATGACTGCTTTCAAAAGCAAAGCATTTATCTTAACTGTTGATTCATGTGTTCCTTGGACTTGGAATGGTGAAGAAGATAAATTAGAGGAATGTCCTACCTCAAGTGAGAGTGGAGTTCTTGATTTTACTGGGTGGAAAACAAAAGTACCTAGATTTGGTAGACAATATTTTTACCATGATCTTGATATGAAATTCCCAGGTAGAGAGAGATTTAATCGTTATAATGGAAGATTGATGGACGAGTATCCATACAAAAACCTTAATTTTGATAGTTTAAATGCAGATTAAGAGGCTATATATAATATGATCGAGAAGTATATCATACTCTCATTACTTTACCTTGAATGGTTCACACAGAAACTTCTATGCTTACCTTACAAGCTTTATATGAAGTTTGACTACTGGAACTTTAATAGAAAATTACCAAAATGAAAACTATGGACTATAAGTGGAAGTGGATATCAATAGGAACAGCAAGTAGTATTTTCATGTTGTCTCATATTGGTATGATTGGGATGATCTCTAGACAAAGTAAGTTCCCTGTAGTAAATGTACCTGTAGGTTCTTATACTTCATATAAAGTAGAAGCAAATAAGGACGGTTATAGAATTGATTATCGTGCTAATGATCCTAAGATGTCTCATGTGGAACGGGATATAAAGAAGAAAGCTGGGTTTCTGGGATTGGGTAACAACACCATTACGGAAAGGAAATCATATCCAGCAACGAGTCTTGGGACTAAAAACTTGGTTAATGAATCCACAAAAGGTGGTAAGTCCGAGGAATGTATCGAAGCAATCGGTGCAGGAAAAGGAACAGGTAGAATGGTCGGTGCTAGTGTTGGTGCTGCTGTGGCCCCTAGTCTCACTGGGATTCCCTTTGTTGGTTGGGTTCTTGCTGGAGCTGCTACGATGATGGGTATGGATGCAGGATCTGATGTAGGTGGTACAATGATTGAAAGTATTAATCCAAATTGTGAGGAAGAACTATGACAGATTTTCATCCTTTAGTGCAAAAACTTGCTACTAATATTCGTGTCTCATATAGTGCATTACCAGGAATAAAACCATATCATAAGCATCAAGATCTAGCGACTGTTACTGGTAATCTTGATGATGATAAATTGTATATTCATAATGAATTTTATAAATGTCCTGGTCTACGTAAGGTTCATTTAGAAACTGCAAGACTAGGTAATTTAGATATTCTACACTCAGTATTTTTTCCAGATCCTAAATATGACCTACCAATCTTTGGTGCTGATATCGTCGCTACTCCTGCAGGAGTTGGGGCTGCTATCGTTGATATATCACCTGTTAATGGACTGTCTAAAAGTATCACAGATAAACTAAGTAGTATTGGTAGTAAGTATCATTTTAAAGAAGTGAGAGCATTACCTCTTTGGGGTGATGAAATATTCTCTCCTTATTGTAAATTTCTTCGCCTTCAAAATTCTAAAGAAGAATCTGATTTTGTTTCTTTAGTACAAGATTATCTTGATGTATTCAATCATGAAGTAATGAGTGTAGAAATAGATGATCATGATTGGGTTAAAGTAATGAAGAGACTTGATGGTCAAATTTGGTACTGTCAACAGCAACAGAAAAATGATAAGACTCGTGGTATTCTTGCAAAATGTTTTGATGATAAGTGGGCAAAGAAATATTTGGAACGAGTATTATTTGATGAACCTATGACACCAAAACATCATACTTTTCCTTAAATGTTTTTAATTACGTTTGGTGATGATTGGACTTTAGGATCTGGTGTATGGTATAAACCTGGCATGCCCAAGATTGTGTATGAAAATAAAGAACCTCATTATGATGATTCATGGAGAATAATTGTTCGTGATTATCTTGGTTGTCAGGATAATCATATTAACTTTGCTACATCTCAAAGTAGTAATCAAAGACAGTTTGCTTTAGCAAAAGATTATTTTAATTCTAAAAAATTTTATGATAAAAGAAGAGATGAGATTATTGTTTTATGGGGTCTTACCACCACACGTAGAGATTATAAATGGTGTAGTGATAGTAGGAAGTATGAAGATATAATTTTTAAAGAAAAATATCTTGATAGAAATAATAAAGATAAACTTGGATATGGATTAAATAAATGGTCTCATCACGATGATGTTGCTACTAAAGAACTTGAGACAGAAATAGTTCATTGGAATATTTTCTTCAAGGCATTGGGTATTAAAAATTATTGGTTCGATAGTTTTAATTCTAAAAAATA